TACCAGCGCGGCATGCTGGACGCCATCAAGGAACCTGGCGTGCACCGCGTGTCGTACATGACGGGCGCGCAGCTGGGGAAAACGACCGTGCAGCAGTGCGCGACGGGGTATTTCATCGCGCATGAGCCCCGCTCGCAAATCCTGGTGCAGCCGACCCAGGGCGACGTGCAGACCTTCCTGGAAACGAAGCTGCGCCCGATGCTGGAAGCGAACCCGCGCATCGCCGACAAGATGGCGAAGCAGCGCGGCCGCGAAGGCGTGAACAACAGCCGTATCATTTCGTACGTCGGCGGCTGGCTGATGTTTTCCTGGGCCGGCAGCCCGAAGACCCTACGCGGCCGGTCGGCGCCGATCCGCCAGGCGGACGAAATAGACGGCATGGACGCGACGCCCGAGGGCGATCCGGTCCAGCTGCTGTCGCAGCGCGGCGCCACGTTCGGCGACCAGGCGCTGTTGACCGAATCCAGCACGCCGACCATCAAGGGCGCGAGCCGTATCGAGGTCGCGTATGACGAAGGCGACCAGCGGCGCTATTACGTCCCCTGCCCTGACTGCGAAGAACCGCAATACCTGAAGTGGTCCCAGGTTCGCTGGGATGGGCGCCAGTCGACCAGCATCAAAGAATGCGAACTGGACCTGAACCAGGACCACAAGCCGGAAACGGCCAGTTACGTGTGCGAGCACTGCGGCAGCTGCTGGGACGACGGCATGCGTATTGCCGCCATCCGTGGCGCCGAAGCGAAGGGGCACGGCTGGAAGGCCGCCAGGCCGTTCCGTGGGCACGCGTCGTTCCACGCGCCGGAAATGCTTTCAACGTTCCGCCGGCTGCGTGACATCGTCCAGTCCTACCTGGACAAGATCGCCCTGGGCGACGTGCAGTCGTTCCAGAACGTGTCCCTGGGCGAGACATTCGAAGAAACCGGCGAGAAGGCCGACCCGGACAGCCTGTACGCGCGCCGCGAGGAATACCGCGCGCCTGTGCCGGCCGGCGGCCTGTTCCTGACGTGCGGCGTCGACATGCAGCAGGACCGCCTGGAAGCCGAAGTCGTCGCCTGGGGCGTCGGCGAGGAATCATGGGGCGTCGAAAAGCGCGTGTTCTGGGGCGACGTGCTGACGCCGGATCCGTGGGACGAATTGACGGCGTTCATGGACCAGACATGGATGCACGAAAGCGGCGCGCAGATGAGCCTGGGCGCGACGTGTATTGACACGGGCGGCAATAGCGGCATGACCCAGGCCGCATACGACTACTGCAAGGGCAAGACGGGCCGCAGGCTGTTCGCCATCAAGGGCGGCGGCACGTGGGGCAGCCCTGTCGTGCAGGCGCCGCAGCGCAAGCAGTCGGGCAAGTTCGCGCGAAAGGTCGACCTGTTCATCGTCGGCGCCGACGAAACGAAGCTGATCGTGATGCGGCGCCTGACGCAACAGGTTCCTGGGCCTGGTTATTGTCACTTCCCGATGGAATACGAGGCGGAAGACTTCAAGCAGCTGACGGCAGAGAAGCTGATAACGCGCCTGGTGAAAGGGTTCCCCGTGCGCGAGTGGCACAAGACCCGCGACCGTAACGAAGGGCTGGATTGCCGGTCGTATGCGTACGCGGCGCTGAAAATCGTCAATCCGAGCATGAAAAGGCTGGCTGAACGGCTGAAAATGCCCGAAATCGAGCAAAAACCGGCCGAAATACCGCAAAAACAGCCGGTTTTGGCGCAAAAACAGCCTGTAAAACAGTCGATTTCGGCACAAAAACAGGCGCCGGAAATCCCACCACAAGAAGCAAAACCAGTCGCCAACGACAATCGACCCATCAAAAGGTCCCGGTCGGCAACGAAGCGTAAGCCCGCCGGATGGGTCAATTCATGGCGATAAGGCACTGTGGAACCACTATTTCCGGCGAATTTCACCGCTGGCACGACGTTTAAACGTGCCATCACGCTGACCGCCTATGCGGCGACAGCTGGATGGTCGTTGAACGCCATGATGCGCGGCCCTGGGGCCGTCGACATCGCCAGCGCGCCGGACGGCGCCCAGCACGTCCTGACTGCGGATGCGGCAACGACGGCAAGCTGGGCGCCGGGCCGATACACGTACACCGTTCGCGCGTCGCGTGACGGGTTCGTGGTCGACATCGACGTGGGCCAGATCGAAATCTTGCCAGACCCAGCTGCGCAGTCGGCGGGCGTTGATGTCCGTTCGCACGCGCAGATCGTCCTGGACAACATCGAAGCGGTCATCGAGAAGCGCGCGACCCAGGACCAGGCCCGCTACACGATCAACAACCGCGAATTGTGGCGCACGCCCATCGCCGAATTGCTGCTGCTGCGCGACCGCTACGCCGCCATGGTCGCGAAAGAACGCCGCAAGGCGCGCGGCCAGTCGATGTTCGGGCAGTCCGTCCGCATTCGCTTCAAAGACACCCGATGAATCTCAAATTCTGGACCTGGGGCAAGCAGCAGGACGCCGAGCCGAAGCGCGCGCGCAAGTACGCGAACGTCGGCGCGGCGATGCGCATGTTCGAAGGCGCGAAGGCGGACCGGCTGACGGCAGACTGGCCGTCGTTCCCCGTTCCGGCCGAATACATCATCCGCATGCATCAGCGTGTGCTGGTGGCACGCTCGCGCGAACAGTGCGCGAATAACGACTACGCTAAGGCGTTCCTTCGCATGTGCCGGCTGAATGTGGTCGGCCCGAAAGGCGTCCTGCTGCAATCGAACGTCACGCTGAAGGACGGCACGCTGGACACCACGTCGAACGCTGCCATCGAGGCCGCATTCACGGCCTGGGGCAAGCGCGACACGGCGGATATCGCCGGCAAACTGTCCTGGCGCGCGATCCAGGCCGCCTGCGTCGTCAGCGCGGCCAAAGACGGCGAATTCATGCTGCGCAAGATCACGGGCCGCAAGGCGGGCAAGTACGGCTTCGCGCTGCAAGTGCTGGACCCGCAGCGCTGCCAGGTCGACTTCGACCGCTATGACCTGGAAGGCGGCAACTACATCCGCGCCGGAATTGAGTTCAACGAGTACGGCCGCCCAGTCGCGTATTACTTCACCGTGCTGAAGGACAGCCAGGCGTTCTGGAACTACCAGTACGCGGGCAACACGTACCACCGCGTCCCTGCCGAAGAAATCATCCACGGCTACCTGGAAGACATGGTCGGCCAGAAACGCGGCTTGCCATGGATGGCAACGGGCCTGTTCCGCATGAAGCAGCTGAACGGTTTCGAAGACGCAGCCATCGTGAACGCGCGCGTGGGCGCAGCAAAAATGGGCTTCTTCCAGTGGAAGGACGGCCAGGCGCCGGCCGATTCCGACGAGATGGATGCGCCGGAAATCGAGGCGGAAGCCGGCACGTTCCACATGCTGCCGGAAGGGCTGGAACTGAAGGAATTCAATCCGCAGTATCCGGCCGGCGAGTTCGGCCCGTTCATGAAATACGTGCTGCGGTCGTTCGCGGCCGGCGTCGGCGTGCCGTACAACGAACTGGCGGCCGACCTGGAAGGCGTGAACTTCAGTTCGATCCGTCAGGGCACGCTGGACAGCCGCGAGCACTGGAAAGAGCTTCAGGAATGGCTGATTGAACAGCTGATTGTTCCCGTGTTCGAAGCCTGGCTTCCCGAAGCCCTGCTGCGCCGTCGCATTGTGACGCAGGACGGCCTGGCACTGCCGGCCGAACGCGTCGACCAGTTCGCCGCCGCCCTGTGGCAGCCGCGCCGCTGGGAATGGATCGACCCGCGCGCTGATGTCGACGGCGCCGTGGAATCGAAAAACAACATGCTGGCGTCGCCAAGCCAGATCATCCGCGAACAGGGCAAAGACCCACACGGCGTGTGGAAGGAAACGGCCCGCGATGTGCGCGCCATGATCGATTCATTCGTGGCGGAAGGCATCACGCCGGAAACCGCTGAACAGCTGGTCATGCTGTCGATGGGCCGCCCCGTTCCCCCGCCCCCGAAACCCGCACCAGAAAGCCCATGAACGAAAAAATTGCGCAGCGCCTGAAAGAAATTCAGGCGCGCGGCATGCAGAAGCGCGCCGCAACCGTCGCTGCCATCGACCAGGAAGCCCGCACGGTCGAACTGGCGTTCTCCAGCGAAACCGAAGACGTGGAACGTTGGTACGGCATCGAAGTGCTGGGCCACGACGCCAACGAAATCGACCTGACCCGCCTGAACAACAAGGCGCCCGTGCTGTGGATGCATGACGTGCGCGACCAGCGCGGCGTCATCGAGCCTGGGACCGCGCGCGTGGACGGCGACCGCATCGCGCGCTGCACGGTGCGGTTCTCTACCAGTGAGGCCGGCGAGCAGCTGTTCCGCGACATCGTGGACGGCATCGTGACAAAGGTCAGCGTCGGCTACTCCGTCAGCGGTATCAAGCTGGTCGAAGAACGCGACGGCGTCGACGTGTATCGCATCACGTCCTGGCAGCCGTACGAAGTAAGCATGGTCAGCGTGGCTGCTGACGATGACGTAGGCGTGGGCCGCAGTGCGGAAATCCCACCACAAGAACCACCGGCCGTAAAGCCGGAAAATCCTTCAAAAATCGTAGCACCTGTTCAACTCAAAGAGCGAACCATGACCCCTGAAGAAATTGCAGCAAAGGAAGCGGCGGACCGCGCTGCTGCGGATGCGGCCCGCGCCGCAGGCACCGAGGCCGAGCGCGCCCGCGTTCGCAAGATCACCGAGGCCGGCGAGCGCTTCGGCCACGCCGAGATGGCCCGCGAATACGTCAAGAACGGCAAGTCTGTCGAAGAATTCCGCGACGCGCTGCTGGAAGCCCAGAACAAGCGCGAGCAGACCCCGCTGGGCGAGCAGCTGCGCCAGAACGATGTCGGCCTGACCGACAAGGAATCGCGTTCGTTCTCGTTCCTGAAGGTCGTCCGCGCCCTGGCAGACCCGACCGACCGTCGCGCCCAGGAAGAAGCTGCATTCGAATTCGAAGCGGCCCGCGCTGCGGCGCAGAAGGCTGGCAAGGACACGTCGCGTTTCATCGTTCCGACCGATGTCCTGACCCGCGCCATGAACAGCACCACGGGCGGCGCCACGAACGCCGATACGGGCGGATACGGCATCCAGAACACGCTGCTGACCAGTTCGTTTATCGACATCCTGCGCAACAAGGCGATCATGCTCCAGAAGTGCCGCGTCATCAGCGGCCTGAAGGGCACCATCGACATTCCGAAGCAGACCGCAGCCGCGCAGGCATATTGGATCGGCGAGGACGACGACGCGGGCGAAACCGGCATCGGCCTGGGTCAGATCACGATGTCGCCGAAGACCGGCGCAGCGTTCAGCGAGATCACCCGCAAGCTGCTGAACCAGTCGAGCCTGGACGTGGAAGGCATGGTGCGCTTCGACCTGGCGACCCAGATGGGCCTGATGTTCGACAAGGCCGTTGTGTACGGCATCGGCAGCGACCACCAGCCGCTGGGCATCGCAAACCAGACCGGCATCCACGCTGTGCCGTTCGCGGCCGCCGGCCAGCCGACCTTCCAGGAATTGATTTCCATGGAAACGAAGATCGCCCTGGACAACGCCGACGTGGATTCGATGGCATACATCGCCAACGCTGGTTTCCGTGGCTACGCGAAGGGCACCCTGAAATTCCCGGCATCGGCCAGCGCCGAAACCCTGTGGGAATCGGGCGGCACCATCAACGGTTATGCGACCGGCATCACCAACCAGATGAACGCTGGCGATGTCCTGTTCGGCAACTTCGCGGACGTGCTGGTGGGCATGTGGGGCGCCCTGGAAATGACCGTCGATCCGTTCAGCGGTTCGAAGAAGGGTCGTATCCGCATCGTCGTGTTCCAGGACATGGACGTTGCCGTGCGCCGCACGGCTTCGTTCTGCCTGGGCCGCAACGGCATCGCAGCCAACTAATCCGGTTGAGGGCGGCTAGTCCGCCCTCTCCCTGAAGGATCAACATGCAAGACACTGTGTTTCTGTTCGTGCTGTCCGAATTCATGATCGGCGGCCAGATGGCGATGGTCGGCGAAATCGTGGAAGTCTCCAATTCGGAAGCGCGCGACCTGCTGGCCCGCAACCTGGTGCGCCCGGCGACCGAAGACGACCAGCCGGCGGCAGCGCCTGCCGACGAAGACCCGGCCCCGAAGGCCAAGAAATAATTTCACACTAGGACATCACCATGCCCACCGTAAAAGCACTAGCCGTAAAGGCCGTTCTGCCGGCGCAGTCGATCACCGCCAACGTCAACGGCCCGGCTTTCGACCTGCTGCCGTACGACGATAAAGCTATCATCGCGATGAATTCGGGCGCGACCGGCGGCGCCGGCCAGACCCTCGACATGAAAATCCAGCACAGCGCCGATGGCGCAACCAACTGGGCCGATGTCGTCGTTTCGCCGCAGGGCACGAACCTGGCGTTCGCCCAGGTGACGAACGCGGGCGCATCGTCGCAGCAGATCGAGTTCAATACCAACGATCTGAAGCGCTACATTCGCGCTGTCGCGACCATCGGCGGCGGCGCAACCGTGGCGGCCGGCGTGTCCATCATCGCGCAGAAGCAGTCCGTGTAATGCCCGCCTGGGACGACCTAGACGAATTTCTGAGCCTGGATGATTTCGCCGTTCCGGCGGTCATCCAGCTTGGGTCCGGGTCGTCCCGCACCGTCAACGTTCTGTTTGACGATCCCACGAAAACGGCCCGCCTGGGCGACTATGAACGCGACCGCGTGAACCCGACCGCGATCGGTAAGCTCTCCGATTTCGCAGGCGTCCACGCGCGCGACGTGCTGATGGTCGATGGCCGCACGTTCGACATCATCAAGGAGCCGATGGGCGACGGCAACGGTATGGCGACGCTTGAACTGCGCGAAGCATGATCGATTGGCAAATAGACGCGCGCCAGGTCGACCAGCTTGCGCTGGACATGGTGGCGACAGAAGACCAGGTCCGTCTGGCGCTGCGCACGACATTGAACAAGATGGCGACCTGGCTGCGCGGCCAATCCGTGAAGGGGCTGTCGAAGGAACTGAAGATTCAGATTTCGGTCGTGCGGCGGCGCCTGAAGGCGGTCAAATTTAAGACGACGCCGGACGGCGGCGTGGCAAAAGTCTGGTACGGCCTGAACCCTATCGACCTGATTTGGCTGAAGCCGAAGAAGACGGGCGACGGCATCGTGGCATCGGGCCGCGTCGTCAAGGGCGGTTTCATCGCAGAGGGCCAGGTATTTAAGCGCGCTGGCGCGTCGCGGCTGCCGCTGGTGAAGCCATCGGCCCCCATCCAGCAGACCGGCGAACACTACATCGACAGCGGCATTCTGTGGCGCCAGTTCGAAGCGCAGTTCTGGAAAACATTTGAGCACGAGTTGAAATGGCGAACCCGCTAGACCTGGAAACCTTATTCGGCGCGATCCGCGACCAGATTGCGGCGCAGTTTCCGGCGCTGAAGACCGTCGAGTTTGACGACATCGACCGAACCGGCTTCGCGATGCCAGCATGCCTGCTGGACGTGGACGAATTCGAAGGCGACCTGCCGGACCCTGGCGATGGGAAGCTGGCCTTGCTCGCGCGCCTGGAAGCGCGGTTCGTCGTCGGGTTCAAGGATGCGCAGGCGAAGCTGGAAGTGCGCAAGCTGGCCGTGGCGTTCGCGACCTGGATCAACCGCCGTTCGTTCGGGCCAGGCGCCCCGAGCTACCCGGCCGAAGTCGTCGCCCTGCACCGCGACGACTTCAACCCGCGCCTGGACGAGTTCGAATGCTGGTGCGTCAAGGTCCACATCGGTGCCGAATTCGGCGTGTCCGTCTGGGACGACTACCAGGCCGTGCCGGCTGACCCCGCCGTATTCATCAGTCAGGCGCCGAACATTGGGCCAGACCACGTCGCAGATTACGTGAAGGTGGCGCCATGAGCCACGCCATCCTGGGCGAACTTGATCGCCGCTTGGCGAACATCGTCCGCGTGGGCACCATCAAAGCGCTGAACCCGACAACGGCCCGCGTGCAGGTCGACCTAGGCGACCTGACCACGGATTGGCTGCCCTGGGGCACGGGCCGCGCTGGGGGCGACCGCAGCTGGTCGGCGCCGGAAGTCGGCGAACAGGTCGTGCTGTTCGCGCCATCCGGCGAACTGGCTGCCGCCATCGTCATGGGGTCCATACCGCAGGACGCGCACCCCGCGCCGGCCAGCAGCGCGGACCATACGCGCTACCAATGGCAAGACGGGGCCTTCATCGAATACGACCGAGCAGGACACAGCTATACCCTGGACATACCTTCTGGCGGCACGATCATGCTGCACGTCGGGCAGACGGTTTTGAAGCTGGAAGACGGCAAGGCGACGTTGACGACGCCGGAATTCGACGTGGTAGCGCCGCAGTCGACGTTCACCGGAAACGTGCTGGTGCAGGGCGCGCTGGCCTACCAGGGCGGACTGACCGGAAGCGGCGGGAGCGCGGCGGCGACCATCACCGGCCCTGTGTCCATCAATGGCGCCGTCACGACGGTCGGCGCGCTGACGAACAACGGCCACGACGTTGGCAGCGGCCACCGCCATACGGGCGTGCAGACCGGCGGCGGCACCACGGGCGCACCGCAGTAAGGAAATCCCACCACAAGAGGAAATCCGTTCATGGTTCGACAATGGGCCATGAACGGAACCAACGCGCTTGACGGCACGCCGCTGTCCGGCATCGACCATTTGAAACAGTCTGTGCGCGACATCCTGACGACGCCGAAAGGCAGTCGCGTGATGCGTCGCGAGTATGGAAGCAACCTACCGTTCCTGGTCGATGCGCCCATCAATCGCGGGACAATTACGGCCATCGTTCGCGAGACGGTCGAAGCGCTGTCGAAGTGGGAGCCGCGCATTGCCGTTTCAAACGTCACCGTCGTGTCTGCCGAGCCTGGCGCCGTCACCCTGGACATCACCGGAACCTATAAGCCGGACGGAAAAAACATCATTCTCGAAGGCGTAATCGTTCAATAATGGCATCGTCCTACACCACCGTTGACCTGTCGAAGCTGCCGGCGCCGAATGTCGTCGAAGTCGTGAACTTCGAAGACATACTGGCGGCGATGCTGGCAGACTATCAGGCACGCATGGTGGCTGCCGGCCAGCCGTTCACGGCGCTGGTGGAAAGCGATCCTGCGTTTAAACAGCTTGAGACCGCTGCCTATCGCGAGGTCATTCAGCGGCAGCGCATCAACGACGCAGCGAAGGCCGTCATGCTGCCGTACGCGCTGGGCACGGACCTGGACAACATTGGCGCGAACTTCGATGTCGAACGCCTGCTGCTGGACGCTGGCGACGCAACCGCGACGCCCCCCGTCCCTCCGACTTACGAGGCCGATGACGATTTTCGGCGACGTATCCAGCTGTCCTTCGAAGGCTATTCCACCGCCGGCAGCGAGGGGTCGTATGTATTTCACGCGCTGTCGGCTGACGGGAACATCAGGGATGTGTCCGTTACCAGCCCATCGCCGGGCCAGGTCAGCGTGTACGTGCTGGCGAAGACTGGAAACGGCACTGCGACAGATGAAATGATTTCCAACGTGGTGGCGGCCTTGAACGCTGACCAGGTGCGCCCCATGACAGACCAGGTTTCCGTTTTCAGCGCGAACATCGTGAACTATCAAGTCACGGCGAACCTTGTCCTGTACCCAGGGCCGGACTCGTCGGTCGTGCAGCAGGCGGCGCTGGACGCGGTCACCGCGCATGTCGCCAGCATTGCGAAGATGGGTCTGGACGTGTCAATTTCCGGCATCCTGGCGCAGCTGCACCAGCCTGGCGTGCAGGATGTGCAGTTGACGTCGCCCGCAGCTAACATCGCCATCAGCCCGTCCCAGGCGTCGAACTGCACTGCCATCACGCTGACCGTATCACTGGCGCGCAATGAATAATCAGTTGCTGCCGCCGAACGCTACGGCGCACGAAATCGCTTTGGCCGGCGCCGCGTCGCGCATCAGCGGCGTGCCAATCACGACCCGCACCCTGTACCAGCCAGCCGCATGTCCGGCCGTTGCCCTGCCCGCGCTCGCCTGGTCGTTCAGCCTGGACCAATGGGACACGAACTGGTCCGACGCACAGAAGCGGTCGGCCATCGCGAACAGTGTCTACGTGCATCGGCACAAGGGAACTATCGGCGCCGTGAAAATTGCCCTTGGATCGCTGGGTTTTCAGGTTCAGGTGCAGGAATGGTTCAACCAGCTGCCCGCTGGAGCGCCGTTCACATTCAACCTGCTGCTGACGGCCACGCAGACCGGATTTAGTCAGTCCGATCTGGTGCGCATGACCGATGTCGTGATGGCGACGAAAAACCTGCGGTCGCACCTGGCCGCGATTGTGCCAACTGTCGTCACGTCCGCAGGGCCTGGCGTCACGGCTGTGGCAAGCCTGGGAACTGAAATCACCATCCAGTACGGCGCGACACTGGCACTGGATGGAACGTGGATGCTTGACGGGACACACGCCTTAAACGGCGTACGCTAAACGAGAACCGAAGAATGACAAATCTTACATCAACCCCAAGCTGGGACGCTGTGCCGCAATTGGAAACTGTCACCCTGGCCGTCGGCGGCCCTGGCGGCATTATGAACGCGCAGGCCCAAGCGCTTCTGAATCGCGTCGACTACCTGAAGGCATTGGGCGCGGCGAGCGTCGCAGACTATGGAATCAAGGGTGACGGCACGACGGACAACAGCGCTGCAATTGTGGCTATGTTCGCTGCGCTGGATTCAGGCGGCACGCCTTATCAGGTGAACTTCCCGAAAGGCGACTACCTTGTTTCCGCGAACATTGCTGCCAGCAGCCTGGCGGCACTTCTATTCCATCGCGGCGCGCGCCTGGTTGTACCCAACGGCGTCACTGTCACGTTGAACGGCGCGCAGCTGAAAGCTGAGCGACAGCAGGTATTCCGCTGCACCGGCACAGGTAAAATCGTCGGCTACATGGCGAACGAAGTGATTTATCCAGAGTGGTGGGGCGCTATTGCGGACGGCCTGAACCCGCCAGTTGGCGCAGACTTTTCGGCACGGGCCGCAGCTGCCGCACGCAATTCGCCAGCACTTCAGGCGGCGTTGAACTTCGCGGGCTACCAGTATCCCATCAACGGAAATACGGGCACGGTGTCTCTCGCGTACGGCTTCTATGTGCATGACACTACACTTACGATCCCTCTTAGCGTCAACGTAATCGGCTACGGAATCGGGTCCGCCTTGTTCTACTACGCGGCGACAGGCAACGCCATTGAGAGCATCAACACGAACAACTCGATGCTCAAAGACTTCTTCATCGCGCCCATTGCCGGCCCTACATGGAATTATACGACGGGCTATGGCCTGTATATGAAGGGCGTAAGTACGCCGGTTGTCGACAACGTTTGGTCGTCCAGCTTTGGCGCCGGCACGTTCTATTTCGAAAGCGTGATTGAGGGCCGTATTCGTGGCTGCATCTCGGATAACAGCAACGGACCGGCATTCGTCATCCGCGGCGTCGGACAGGGAACTGTGCTTTCCGGCTGCGTCACGGCTGGCACGAAGGGCGGCGCATGTTTCGACATCAGCGGTTACGACTGGCACCTGATGGGATGCACGGGCAAGGACGGCTCAACGGGCACGAACGCCTACTACCTGAACGCATGCGAAAACATCAACCTGACGAACTGCGGATGCCATTCGATTAACAAAGAAGGCTTCCTGCTGACCAGTTCGGCCTTGAACTGCACGCTGACAAGCTGTTTCGTCAATGACGCCAGCATGCTGACCAAGGGAGCATATTCCGCCTTTAGCATTTCTGGGACGCGCAACAAGCTGCTGAACAGCAAGGCGACGACCAGCGTTGGCGGCGGCGTCCAGTACAACTATGCCCTGTTCTTCGGCGGCGCAGCCACCGACTGCACTGCGGCGAACAACAACTTTGCACCTGGAACCGTGGGCATCGTCCAGGACTCGTCGCCCATCGGCGCGAACACCTACCATGTACACAAAGTCTCGACCACAGACGCGACGCCGACGAATATCTGGTCGAAGTGGCTGAACAACAGCTGCGCGTCCACGATTGAAGTCACGGTCCTGGCGAAGCAGCGGGGTGCGGCCGGCGAGTCGGCGGCGTGGAAATTCATTGCGCGAGCAGCGACCGGCAACGGCGCTCCAACCCTGTCGGCCGTCACGACCATCTTCGCCAACAAATCGAATGGGTCTTCCACTATCAATGCGGCGCTGGTTCTTACGGATACTACGTTGAATGCTGGCGTTGTATCGGTCCAAGTCACAGGGCTTGGAACTGGCGCCGCCATCGACTGGGAAGCGACCGTCAACGTGATTTCTGTCACCGGCTAAAGAAATGACCTTCAAAACTATTCATACCACATACGGCCTGTCCCGCTTGGCGCAGGCCGAGGCAGCCGGCAGCAAAATCAACCTGCCGCAGTTTGCAGTCGGCGACGGCAACGGAAACCCTGTCATACCGACTGAAGGGCAGACCAACCTGGTGCGGGAGCAGTACCGGGCCGCTGTGAACAGGGTCTACCAGGACCCTACGATCCGAAATAAATTTACGGCGGAGTTGGTCATTCCGGCAGCCGTGGGCGGATTCGTACTGCGCGAAGTCGGCCTTTTCGACGACCAAGGATCGTTGTTCGTCGTCGGCAATCTGCCGGACACTTACAAGCCGAACGGCGCGGAAGGGGCTTATGCCGACACCGTCGTTCGCGTCGAATTCATGGTGACGAACGCTAGCGTCGTGACGGTGCAGGTCGACCCGAACGTCGCAATCGTCACGCAGACCTGGATTTCCAACAACGTCACGGCAGCAACTCTTATCCCTGGCGGCCTGACGAACCAGATTCTAACTAAGCATTCCAACGCTAGCGGCGATTTTCAGTGGACCGACCCAGGTCAGGTGAATGTCGTCGTAAGCACCAGGGAGGAACAGCAAACCCTGGCCGCCGGCCAAACCGTCGTAAACCTGACCACGACGAACACCAGCGGCCTGGCAATCTACGTCGAGGGCAACCGGCTAGCCGCAAACGAGTGGACGCCCGACCCTGTCGTGAAGACCCGCCTGACCTTGGCGAAGTCCTACACGGCGGGATGGACGCTGGTCGCGGTCCAAAACGAACCCGCCCGCGCACTGGCCGCGTCATTGCTGGCAGCGTCGAACCTGGCTGATGTCGCAGACGTGCCGACCGCACGCGCGAACCTGTCCGTCTACAGCAAGGCGGAAACGGATGTTATGACGAAGCAGGCCGGCGAAGTCTTTTTCACGGCCCGCAGCACCGCTCCCGCAGGCAGCCTGAAAGCAAACGGCGCGGCCATCAGCCGGACCGCCTATGCAGCCCTATTCGCGGCCATCGGCACTACGTACGGCGCAGGAGACGGGTTCAACACGTTCAACCTGCCGGACCTGCGCGGCGAGTTTCTGCGCGGAACGGACGACGGGCGGGGCGTCGATGGCGGCCGGCAACTGGGCAGCTGGCAAGGCAGCCAGAACCTGTCGCACACCCACGCCGGCACGACGGACGCTGGCGGCGTGCATACGCACACGCTGCCCACCTATGCACGCGATGGCAGCACGTTTGGTTCGACTGGCGACGGCGGTCCGAACCGCACCTACACGTCCACAACGGACCAAGGCGGAAGCCACACGCATACCTTCACGACCGCAGCGGCCGGCGGCAATGAAGCCCGCCCACGCAACGTCGCCCTATTGGCCTGCATCAAGTTCTGACCATGACCACGAAAACCGTTTATCAATATGACGCCACGGGGGCCTATGTCGGGCCAACTGTTGCCGACGAAAGCCCGCTGGAGACCGGAGTGTGGCTGCTACCGGCGCGCACCACTGAGGTGGAGCCGCCGGAATGCGGCGCCGAGCAAATGCAGCAATGGAACGGAGCGGCCTGGCAGGTTGTCACGCGCCCACCGCAGCCTACTGCCGCAGAAATCGCAATCGCAAAACTGAAATCATTTCTGGACGCGAACCCTGATGTCGCGGCCCAGATCAACAAGGGAGGCGTATGAGCCGTGTACTTGATCTGTTAGCCGGCCTGCCTGGCGTCCTGTTCGACTACGCTGGCACTGTCGCCCCAGCGGGCTGGCTGATGTGCGACGGTTCAGCCGTCAGCCGCACGACTTACGCGACACTGTTCGGCGTTATTGGAACGACGTACGGCGCCGGAGACGGGGCGACCACGTTCAGCCTGCCGGATTTCCGTGGGCGCGTCGCGGTCGGCAACGATGCCATGGGCGGAACCGCTTCGGGCCGCATGAGCATCAGCATGACTGGAACCACGATTGCTGGTAGCGCGGTCATCGGCGGGCTGTCCTCAACGGCGAACCTTTCCGTTGGCATGGGCGTGTTCGGCGCCACCATTCCAGGAAGCGCCGTCATCGCCAGCATCGACAACGCGAACCAGGTGACGCTGGCGACCGGCGTCGGCGTGACGGCCGGCACGAATACGCCGCTGCGTTTCGGAGTCCTGGACGGCAGCACGATTGGCGCCACGGGCGGCGTGCAGGCACACAAGCTTGTTACATCGCAGATGCCGAGCCACACGCACGACTATGCGGTCGTGACGAATTCCGGCGCGGCGGGCGTCCCTGGCGGCACCGGTTATACGATGACCACCATCCAGACCGGCGCCAAGGGCGGCGACCAGGCGCACCCGAACGTCCAGCCGTCGATGGTCTGCAATAAGATCATCAAATTCTGACGGAAATCCCACCACAAGAACCGTGATGTGACGGCTGGCACACTGGCCGAAATCATCACGGATTCCTGACACTATGACCACTGCTTTTCTGCACGGCGCCGAAGTCGTCGACATGGACGGCGCACCGCGCCCGGTTGCCACTGTCTCGACCGCCGTCATCGGCTTGATCGGCACCGCGCCGAATTCGCAGCCTGAAGTCAAGGCGAGCCTGACCACGGGCACGGTCGGCGCCAACAACGGCCTGACCTACACCAGCAAGCTGACCGGCGTGCTGGGCAACCAGCTGAACGTGCAGCTGGTGGACCCGAAGGCGAACAACGCTGCGCTTTCCGTCGTCGTTTCGGGCCAGTCCGTCACCGTCAATCTGGCGACTGGCGCAGGCGGCGCGATCACCACGACCGGCACGCAGCTGGCGACTGCCCTCGGCGCGAGCACGGCAGCATCGGCCCTGATGACCGTCGCTGCCACGGGCGCATCGACCGGCGCCGGCACTGTGGCTGCGACCGCGCGCCAATACTTCAGCGGCGGCATCAACGAAGCCTTCCCGCTGGATACGCCGGTTCTGATTTACGGCTCGCGCGTCGACGCTGCGAAGCTTGGCGCCCTGGGCACGCTGCCGGACGCTATCGATTCCATTCTGGACCAGGCCGGCGCGCTGATCGTTGTCGTGCGCGTGGCCGCAGGCGCGAACGATGCCGCGACCGTCACCAACATCATCGGCGGCGTCGACGGCGTGACCGGCCAGTACAAGGGCATGCAGGCGTTCCTGGGCGCGGAGTCCGTGACCGGCGTTCGCCCGCGCATCCTCATCGCGCCGGGCTTCACGGGCGCCCGAAGCAACGGCGGCCCGAACACGGTCGTATCGGCCCTGGTCCCCATCGCCGACCGCCTGCGCGCCATGATCTACGCGGACGGGCCGAGCACGACTGACGCTGATTCGTTCCTGTACGCGACCGACTTCGGCAGCAAGCGCGTCTACATGATCGACCCCAACGTGTCGAAGACCGACGCGAATGGTTCGCTGTACTTCGCGCCGACCAGCGCCCACGCCGCTGGCGTCCGCTGCAAGGTCGATAATACGTCCGGATTCTGGAATTCGATTTCGAACCAGGAAGTCTTCGGTATCAGCGGTACGGCCCGCCCCATCGACTTCACCCTGGGCGACCCGAATTGCCGCGCGAACATCCTGAACGCAAACAACGTCGCGACGGTCATCCGCCAGAACGGCTTCCGTATCTGGGGCAACCGCACGCTGTCGAGCGATCCGAAGTGGGCCTTCGAATGTGTCGTGCGCACGAACGACATCATCGCAGACAGCATCCAGCGCGCCGCAATGGAAGCTGTGGACAAGGGCATTACGAAGGGCTTCTTCGATTACGTAACAGAGGAAGTGAATGCATACCTGCGCACGCTGAAGTCGCTGGGGGCCATCCTGGGCGGCAGCTGCTGGTATGACCCGGCCCTGAACACGCCGACCGAACTGGCGCAGGGCCATGTGTACTTCGACTATGACTTCACGGCGCCCGCGCCCGCCGAACACATCCAGTTCCGGTCGCACCTGGTGAACGATTACTACAAGAACATCTTCACCAATTAATCTTTCTGGGCGGCATGTATAATGTCGCCCATCCAGAACCCATAAGGAAACGGGCATATGTCCACGCCGAAACAAGTATTGAAAAACCTGAACCTGTTCGTGACCGGCAAGGGCATGGCAGGTCAAATCGAGGAATTCAACCCGCCGAAGCTCGACCTGAAAGTGGACGAGTTTCGCGGCGGCGGCATGGACGGCGCCGTGGACATCGACCAGGGCCTGCAAAAGATGGTCACGGATTACAGCCTGATTTCGTTCAACCCGGACGTTATCGCGCTGTTCGGGCTGCGCGCTGGCGCATCCGCCGCCGTCACCGTCAAGGGCGTGCTGGAAGACTACAGCGGCACCGTGACCGGCGTCACGCACACGATGCGCGGCAAGGTCACGACCCTCGACATGGGAAGCTGGAAGGCCGGCGAGCGCGCATTGCTGAAGTCGTCCATGACGCTGACTTACTACAAGCTGCAACATGGTGACCGCGTCATCCACGAAATCGATATCGAAAACTTCGTTCGCATCATCGACGGCGTGGACCTGATGGCAGCGCAGCGCGCAGCCCTGGGCATCTAACCGAAGCCGCCCCGCGCGGGCGGCAATTCATTTCAAGGAAAACGAATGAGCAACGAATTGCCCGACTACCTGTCGGAAGGCGACGGTTATATCGACATCACCCTGCGTCGCGAAGTCGTCGTCGGCGGCGTCAAGACCACGAAACTGCGCATGCGGGAGCCGAGCCTGAATGACCAGCTGGTCATGGAAGCGACCAAGGGCAGCGACGCCATCAAAGAAGCGACGCTGGTCGCGAACCTGTGCGACATCACCCTGGAAGATGCGAAGTCGCTGAAGCTGCACGACTACAAGCGCGTGCAGGAAGCCCTGGGAAATTTGATCGGCTAAGCGCGGATTACATACGCCGCTGTGCGCTTAGCCTTGCCAGCCACACTGGCTGGTCGGCCGGCGAAATTCTGAACATGCGCGCGTCGCGGTTCATTTGGTGGATTGAAGGTTTGAATGGCAAATAAGAACATCGCGGCGACCATCACCATCGGCGGCACGATGACCGCCGGGCTGAAGGGCGCCCTGGGTTCTACGTCCAATCTGCTGAAGGACATCGGGTCGCAGATCGGCAAGATCAAGGACCGCCAAAAGCAACTAACCGAAGTCGTGCGCCAGGCCGAGCGCGCCGGCAAGCTGGGCAACGCCGCCGGCTACGCCATCAGCGAACTGCGCGAAGTTGAGTCGCGCCTGAACCGCATGCGCATTGCGCAGACTCGTTTAAACGACGCGATTAAAGCCAGCGAGCGCATGAACGCGAACGCTGCCAAGATGCGCAGCGTTGGCGCGGGCATGACCGTGGCCGGCGGCGCCATCATCGCGTCCGCCATCCCTGGCGTCACGCAGGCGAAGAAATACCAGACCGAAGTCGGCCGCGTGGCCGCACTTGGCATGGGCGCCGGCGTGAACAAGGCGGCCGAAGACAACGCGAAGAACCTGAAGCAGTTCGGCGTGTCCGGCTTGGACAAGCTGGAACTGATGCGCGACGCGCTGGCCGTGTTCGGCGACCTGCATCATGCCGAAATGGCTCTACCGACCCTGGCGAAAATGAAGTTCGCGAACAAGGCGTTCTTCGGCGAGCACGGCGGCGAGAACGAAAAAGCCTTCATGGACATGCTGAAGGTCATCGAGCTGCGCGGCGGAACGAAGTCGGAAGCCGATTTCATCAAGCAGGCCAATATGGTGCAGCGCGTGATTTCGGCCACCGGCGGACGCGTGGGCGGCGAGGAATGGCGCCACGTCATCGCACGCGGCGGCCTGGCGGCCCAGGGCATGCGCGACGACGCGTTCTTCTACCAGCTGGAACCGCTCGTGCAGATGATGAGCGGCGACAACGTGGGCACCGGACTGGCGTCCGCGTATCAGGCGCTGTATCAGGGCAAGACCACGAAGCGCGCCGCGAACAACCTGGACAAGTTGGGTCTTATTGCCGACCGTTCGAAAGTCCACAACGACAAGGCGGGCCAGATCGCCCAGATGGACCCTGGCGCGCTGCTTGGCGCCGACATCTTCCGCCAGTCGCAATACGAGTGGGTGAAGCAGGTCCTGATTCCGCAGTTGGCGAAGAAGGGCATCACCAGCAAGGACGCCATCGAAGACGCCATCGGGTCTATCGTGTCGAACCGCGTCGGCGCGAACTTGCTTACGAAGATGTACGACCAACAGCAGCTGATCGACAAGGACGAGAAGCGCAATCGCGGGTCGTACGATGTCGACCAGCTGGAAGGCGCCGCCAAGGGAATGGCAGCGGGCCAGGAAGCCGAAGCGCGCGCCAAGTACGAAGACGCGATGCGTAAGTTCGGCGACACGATCCTACCAACCTATACGAAAGCGCTGGTCGTTGCGACGGATGCCTTGAAGTCGTTCAACGAGTTCGCCGAGAGGCACGGAACGCTGGTCAAGGTCGCAGGCGTCGCCGTCTTCGGCCTGGGCGCCGGCTTGACCGTGCTGGGGCCGATCCTGGTCACGGCAGGCGGGTTCATGAGCGCGTACGCGGCCATCCAGCTGCGGGCCGCCGCCGCGACCGCCGCCGGCACGACCGCCATCGAAGCCCAAGGCGCCGCCGCCGTCGCATCGACCGGCAAACTGGCCGCCTTCGCGAAACGTCTGGTCGGTGTGCTGGCCCTGGCGAACGTCGGCGACTACATCGCCGGCAAGTTGGGCGTCGGCAAGGACAAGGCCGACGAGAAGCAGGACGACGCGAACTGGAGCCGGATGAACTGGTGGCAAAAGGGCCAGTCCGGCGTCGCGCGCGGCATCGAAGGCGCCGGGCGGTTCATCGGCATGACGAACATCGCCGACCAGGCCCAGGCCGACCGCGTAAAGGCCGAAACCGAATACCTGAACAAAGCATACGGCAAGCTGCCGGAAGCGCCGGGCCTGCGCGGTGGCGGCGCCGCATCCGCACCTGTCACCCAGAACAACACTTTCAACATCACGCAGCAGCCTGGCGAGTCGCAGGAACAGCTGGCCCGCCGAATTCTGGCCGAGCAGATGCGCCTGAACGCCGTCAAGCAGCGCGGATCATTGACCGATGGAGCGACAGCAAATTGAGCGGCTACTACGACATGCTGAGCCTGGGGCCGTACACGTTCGGCATCCCAACGGCGGCATATCAGGAATTCAAACGGAACAGCGAGTGGTTGTGGCCGTCGCAGCAGCGGTTCGGCAATCGGCCCGCCGTGCAGCACACTGGCAAGGGCGATGAAACGATTTCCCTGCCTGGCGTCATCTTCCCCGAATGGAACGGCGGCACGACGCAGCTTGACCAGTTGCGCGACCTGGCCGATGAGGCGCAGCCGCAAACGCTGATCGACGGGCGGGGTAACGTGCTGGGCCAGTGGGTCATCACCGCCATCGAAGAAAGCGGGTCGAACTTCGCGCAAGCCGGCGTCGCCCGCAAACAGGAGTTCACGATTTCGCTGAAGTGGTTCGGCGAGGGCGGCGAGGCGGCACCCATCGTCGGCGCTGCCATATCCGCCGTGACCGGCGGCGCGTCCGGCCTGCCGGCAGTCCCCTCTGCGCTGTCGACCGCTGCCGATATGGTGAAGACTGTCACGGCGACGGCAAACGCGGCGCTGTCGACGGCGACCAGGCTCCAGGCAGGCGTCGGCGCGGCGCTGTCCAGCGTCAGCAGCGTGGCGTCGGCAATGGGCGTCCACGCACCTATCGTTACGAATGCGCTGAACCGCAGCATGGCCGTCGTGAACAGCATCCGCGCGTCCACGTCGGGCGCACTCGACACCCTGGCGCGCGTGCAAAGCGCCGCCAGTTCCACGTCGGCCATCCAGCAGGTCTACGACGACGCGTCGGGCCTGGCACAGCCGGCCATGAACGCGGGAAGAACAATCAAATCGTCGTTGGCGTCGCTGACCGCTGCCGGCGCCGACCAGGCGGCCATCGACGCCGCGACGGGCGCCATGATCGCAGCGAACAAGACCACGTCCCTGGCATCGCAGCTGCGTGACAGCGCGAATACCATCCTTGGGAGGATCGGCGGATGACGGCCATATACGTGACCCGTGACGGCGACATGGTGGACGAAATCGCCTTCAAACAATACGGCAGCACGGCGAACCGCGTCGTCGAACAGATTCTGGCCGCGAACCCTGGTCTGTCCGACCTGGGGCCGATCCTGGCGGCCGGCGTGTCCATCACGCTGCCAGACATCGACATGGCCGCGAAAACTCAAGGGGTAACGCTGTGGTCGTGACCCCAGAATTCCGCATCAGCGCGAACCAAGCGGACATCACGGACGCCATCGCGGCCCGCTTCGTGCGCATGCGCCTGTCGGATGACACCGGCTACCAGTCCGACCTGCTGGAAGTCACCCTGGCCGACAACGACCCCGCGCAGCCCATCCAGATCCCGCCCAAGGGCGCTGAACTGGAAGTTTGGCTCGGCTACGATGGCGACCTGGTGAACAAAGGGCTGTACGTGTGCGACGAAATCGAACTGGCCGGCTGGCCTGGAACGATGACCATCCGCGCCCGCGCCGCCGTCTACGACCAGACCCCGAAAGGCAAGACGGACCTGCAATCGCAGAAGGTACGCGACTGGCCGGACGGCACCAAGCTGGCGGACATGGTGGCGAAGATCGCCAAAGAACACGGCATGCAGCCGGCCGTGTCGGCGTCCCTGAAATCCGTCGTGCTGCCGCACCAGTCCCAGACCGAGGAAAGCGACGTGTCCTTCCTGGTCCGAATCGCCAAGCAGTACGACGCCGTCGTGAAGCCCAGCGGGGGAAAGCTGGTCGTGGCGAAACGGGCCGAGGGAACGTCCATCAGTGGGGAAGACCTGCCCACCATCACCTTGGACGCCACGGAATGTACGTCGTTCCGCATGACCCAGGCCACGCGCGAGAAGCCGGGCACGGTCGTGGCCTACTGGCATTCGACCGCCAAGGCGAAGCGCCAGGAAGTGAGCGTCGGCAGCGGCGACCCCGTGAAGCGTCTACGGCACCACTACCCGACCGAAAGCGCCGCCAAAGCTGCCGCCCAGGGCGAACTGGACAAGCGCACCAGGAAGCAGTCGACCGTGTCCGTCAGCATGCCCGGCAACCCGCGCGCGATGGCTGAAGCGAAGCTGGTCCTGGCCGGCTTCCGTGACGGCGTCGACGGCGACTGGCTGATTACGCGGGTCGACCACGACCTGGACGCGGCGGCCGGCTACGTGTGCCATGTGGACGGCGAGAAGCCGAAGGACGAAGAATGATATGGAATGCGCCGGGTTTACCCCTGGCGGGGTATCGGTGAAATTTGGGGGTACATTTGGGGGTATCAAATACACGCCCCTTCAAGAAACCCACCAAAATAAGGGGAAATCTGACGAATGCGTATTGCCACCTGGAATTTCTGACCCAATAATCGGCGTTCACGCCCCATCACGGCACATCATTTAAGTCTCTGAATCAACTTCAATTATTTTGTTTATGTCAGATTCTTCAGGGATTCCTATGCCGCAAATTTGGGGGTAGGAATGGGGGTATCGAAACCCGAAACGGATACCCCCTGATGGCCGACAGCCTTGCACGTAGCCTGCGCGATTCCGAAGTTCGCAATGCCAAGCCGGCCGCGAAGCCGTACAAGATGGCGGACGGCGGTGGCCTGTACCTGCTGGTCCAGACCAGCGGCGCAAAGCTGTGGCGCTACAAGTTCCGGCTGAACGGGAAGGAAGGCCTGCACGCCATCGGCACCTATCCCGAAGTGTCCTTGGCCGATGCGCGCCGCGATCACCTGGCGGCCAGGTCGATGGTGGCGGCGGGCCAGAACCCGGTCCAGGCGCGGCAGGCCGAGAAAGCGCAGCAGGCCCAGGCGAAGCTGCTGGCGACGGCCGGCGAATTTGAAGCCGTCATGAAGTCCTGGCGCAGCGTGACCGATGCCGGCCTGGCGCCGAACACGTTGCGGCAGCGGACGAACGAAATCCGCAAGTACCTGTCCAGCTTCTTCGGCCGGAATATCGCCGGCATCCGGCGGGCCGAGATTACCCAGTTCCTGAAGACGGTCGAGGAAACGGCGCCCGAGTCGGCCAGGAACCTGCGCACGCACCTATTTTACATCTTCGAACACGCCATCGACACGGGCCTGGCTGAAGCGAACCCGGTCCCTTCCCCGCGCGCCCTGAAGCGCCGCCGCCGCAAGTCGCTGGCGTTCATGGACCTGGCCGAAGTCCCGCACTTCCTGCTGCGGGTCAACCAGAGCCAAACCGCGCCGGAAACGAAGGCCGCCATGTGGCTGGTCATCTTGACCGCCTGCCGCAAGAACGAAGTGGCCCGCGTCCGCTGGGACGAACTGGACCTGGACGCCGGCCTGTGGACCATTCCGGCCGCCAGGATGAAGGCCAGGCGCGAACACGTTGTGCCGCTGTCGCCGCAGGTCGTCGCGATCTTCCGCGAGTTGGCGAAGTTCGCCAGTTCCGAATACGTGCTGCCCCACCGCGACAAGCCGAACGCGCCGATGGTCGAACGGACGTTCAACGCCACCATGGAGCGCTTCGCCAGGAATAACGAAACCGTCCATGGCTTCAGGTCGACGTTCAGCACCTATTACAACGGCAAGGGCGTGAACCCCGACGTGATCGAACGATGCCTGGCGCACGCGCCGACCGACAAGGTGCGCGCCGCATACAATCGGCACGATTACATGGCCGAGCGCCGCGCCGTCCTGGAAGACTGGGCCGATGTGATTTTCGGAATGTTCGCGCAGTTAGTTGCGAAAACACAACAACACAAGATTGCGGCGTGATGGCATAATAGCCGAGTTCCGATGCCTGGCAGAGAAACGGGAAGACAACCTGGTGCGTGCGCACAACCCAGGGGATGATACCGGGATGCTGGACGGTTCCACCAGGACAGAGGCGCCATCGAGTGCTTTGCGTGCGGGTTCGACTCCCGACCGGAACGACAAATTCGCGCCACTTGTCAGATAGACCTGGGCGCAAACGGTAATTCAGGGACAGCGCATCCCCGCGCCCTGCGGACGATAACGCCGCGAACAGTGATGCACAACGAACCCGGCCCCGCGCCGGGTTTTTTGTTTCTCGCAATGGAAATCCCACCACAATACGCGCCGCCATCCGTGCCGCACCATCGTGTGACCACTTTCATAAGCGCACACATGGCTATTCAAAAAATCGAACACAAGCACGGATCGTCGTTCCGCGCCGAACTTACGGCGGCCGTGGACGGCGACCCGCTGGACATTTCCGCCGTCACCATCAGCAGCCAGATTCGCGCGGCACAGGGCAGCTTCCTGGTGCCCGGCGTGTCCGTCGAGATCATCGACGCCGCGCACGGCAAGTTCGCCGTGAACGCGAAGGACACGACTGCGTGGCCCGTCGCGATGCTGGAATGGGACGTGCGCATTACCGGCGCGGACGGCACCGTGTCGTCCACTGAAACCATTTTCATCAACTGCGTACGCGAGGTGACGCGATGATTTCGCTGTCTATAAACGTCGTGTCGTCGCAGATGCAGATGGCGGCTACCATCGGCGGACTGACGGTCAACCAGGGCGGCGGCGCCGGTTCCGTTGGCCCGGCTGGCCCGCAGGGCGCCCAGGGCATTCCAGGACCGCAAGGCATTCAAGGCCCGGCGGGTCCAGCGGGTCCACAGGGCGCAGCAGGCGCAGCGGGCGCGCAAGGCCCGGCGGGCGCCATCGGGCCGCAAGGTCCGGCAGGGCTGGATGGGAAAACCATTCGCTACGGCACTGTTGCCCCCGCTGCGGGCACGGGCAACGACGGTGACTTCTACATCAACACCGCAACCAACATGCTGTACGGGCCGAAGGCGGCGGGCGCATGGCCCGCTGGCGTCAGCCTGGTTGGACCGCAAGGCCCGGCAGGCTCCGGCTCTGGCTCCGGCGTGACTGCTATCGCGTTCAGCAACACCATCCCGCTGACGGCAGCCGGCACCGCGTTCATGCCCCAGCAGACCGTTGCCAGCGTCCTGGCGTTCTCGCCGGCTGCGAGCCCAGTTCAAGGCGCGCTGGTGTATGTCCGCCTGGTCGCTGACGGCACGAACGCACCAACGTTCACTAGCATGAAGGAATGGACCGGCTCTAGCGGCTACGACAACCGCAACGGCATCGTGAACGTCGTACAGTTCTTCTACGACGGCAGCGACGTATGGTATTCCGTCGCCCAGGCTGTCGGCGCAACTCCCGTTGTTCCGCCCGACACCATTGCCCCCGTGATGACGGGCACCCTGTCGTCGTCCAGTGTCACCGCGACAGGCTTCACGCTGACGTGGAGCGCGGCTACCGATGCCGTTGGCGTGACGGGATACGAGGTCAGCACGAACGGCGGCGGCACTTATACGCCTGTCGGAAACGTGCTGACCTGGACCGCTTCGGGCCTGACCGCTGGCACGCCGTATTCGTGCGCTGTCCGCGCCTTCGATGCCGCCGGCAACAAGGCCACGCCGCTGACCGCGACCGTCACCACGTCAGCCGCTGGCGACACCACCGCGCCCGTAATGACTGGCACACTGACGACCGCCAGCGTGACGCAAACCGGCTTCACCATGAACTGGTCCGCCGCAACCGACAACGTCTCCGTCACTGGCTACGAAGTCAGTATCGACGGTGGCAACACTTACACCAACGTCGGCAACGTGCTGACCATCACCGAGTCCGGTATGGCCGCCGGCACGACGTACCAGCTGCGCGTGCGCGCGTACGACGCCGCAGGCAACCGCGCAACGCCGCTGACGGCAAGCGTCACCACGTCGGCCGCAACAGCGCCAGGCGCCCCGACTATCGGCACCGCCACGGCCGGCGACAGTTCGGCATCGGTGGCGTTCACGGCTCCGTCGAGCAATGGCGGCTCGGCCATCACCGGGTACACCGTCACGGCATCGCCTGGCGGCGCCACGGCGACCGGCACGGCCAGCCCGATCACCGTGCCGGGACTGACGAATGGCACCACGTACACGTTCACGGTCCACGCCACGAACAGCATCGGCAATTCGGCAGAGTCGGCCGCCTCGAACGGCGTAACGCCGGCTGCCGCCAACTATCCGCGCCTAGCATCGGGAACCTTGTCCGCATCCGTTACGGAGAGCGGCGCCGGGCCGTACACCTACACCGGCACGTCCGGGAAAACTGTCTCGAACGAGACGGGTGGCGTCACAACGAAATCGCTGGCCGCGAATGCTGACGGATATATCGAGTTCCAGATTCCGACCGTTGGAGATGGCGGCGTTCTTGTCGGTTTCCGCACCACGGCAACGACTGGCGTTTACACCAGCTTCCTCGGCAACGGCTTCTACACTTCGGGCACGTCGCCGTATTATTACCGGAAGGTCGGCGGGGCGAACATCATGGCTGGCGCGGCGACGGACACGCTTCGCTTCGGGCGCTTCGGCGGAGTCCACAAAGCCCAGTACAAGCCAGCAGGCGGCGCATGGACGGACATCTTTACGGACCAGAGCAGCACGCAGCAGCTGTGGATCGAGGTTGAGCCGTTCGGCACCGCGCAAGTCACCCTCACTAACCAGAGCGGCCTGACATGATCGGCGGACCCATCCTTGGCGGGGCTGCCCGTCTGAAATTCGACAGCAGCCTGAACATCGTCTTTGACGGCAACTCCCTGTTCAATGGGCAGGGAGGCCAGGACGTGCCGCGCATCGCTGTTAAGACGTATCCTATTTCGGCGGCCACGCATCCCGTCACCGAGTCCTACGACTCGCCTGTCACGGCGTCAGGGACAAACTGGCAAACACGTACGTCGGACAGAGGGGTGCCAGTTCGCAAAACTGCGATATCGGGGCAAACGTGGCGGCAGATGAACGGCATCGGATCGTCTGGCGAAACGGCTGCCGACGTCGATGGGGCGTTCGTCTCTGGCAAGACGAACGTGCTGATAGCCTGGGAAGGCACAAACTCGATGTGGCCGTCGCTGGGCAACCGGACGGCGGCGCAGGCAGTCCAAGATGCGACAGACTATATCGCGGCCCGCCAGGCTGCCGTCGCCGCAAGCTATCCAGGGCAAAAGTGGATCGTCCTGATTGGAACCTGCCTGCCGCGAGAGTCACCGACCAGCGAAGCTGCAACAGATTCGTTTAACCGCAACTCTGTCGAGCCATACAATACCACTCTGCGGAACACGTATCGCAGTATGGGCGCTCGCGGATTGTTCGATGTGCAGCAGGCCGGAAGCGCATTCAAACTGCCGGACTATTCGTATGCGAGTTTCGAAGCATCAGCAGCCAACACTGGATACTGGGCGGCTACCACAGCTGAAGGCGGGCAAGATTCTGTCAATGGCCGCACACACCTCAGCACGAATGGGTATGCCTATCTCGTCACTAACATCATCATGCCAGCGCTGATGCGGTTGCCGCGCCGATGAAAAAACCCGCCGGATGGCGGGTTTGTTTTATCGCGACTCGATGCAGGATTCGCGCGTGCGGAACGGCTTCGCGCCCTTTTCGTCCGGATGGATTTCGAAATATTTGCCCTTTTGCGTTTCGTGGATTTCGGCCACCTTGCCGTCGACAAACGTATTTCCGCGAACGGTGCGGGCGGTGACCTTCTGACCTTTTTTGAACATGATAATTATTTGGTGAGTTAAAGGAATAATGCCCGCAAATAATAACTTACCTGCGGGCATTAGTACAACGAATTTATTGCGCGTCAGAAAGGAATGTCGTCGTCAATGTCCGAGAAGTTCGGCGCCGGCTTCGGTGCGGGGCGCTGCGCTGGCTGCGATGGCGCCTGACGCTGCTGCGGCGCGCTGTCCTGGCCGCCGGCTGCGCGCGGGCCGAGTTCCACGCCGTCGACGCGCGCGACCAGCTTGTGGCCTTCGCCGTTCTGGCCCTGGTATTTTTCGATATGGATTTCCGACAGCGTGAAGCAATGCACGCTGCCCTTCGTCATGTACTGCGCCAGGGCTTCGGCCTGTTTGCCCCACATGCTGGCGTCAATCCATTGCGTTGGACGATTGCCGCCTTCGTCCTTTTTGCCGTAGTTCACTGCCAGCGACAGGTTCGCGACAGCGGTCCCGTCCGGCAGATAGCGCACTTCAGCGTCGCGACCCAAACGGGCCAGCCCGATAGTTTTCATGGTTCTGTTTTTCCTAGTTGAATTTACTTCACGCGGCGCGCGTGTTCCTGCGCGCACCTGGAGTTGCAAAAGAGCTTCGGCGATTCTACAGGCTCGCCGCATAGCGGATTCATGCATTCGCCTGTCGGCGATGGTTCTTCGTGCTTGGCGGCCCGCGCTTGCTGGATGCGGACGGCTGTCGCGTTTTCGATTGCCTCGCGTTCCTGGGCCTGGTCGAACGTGTCAGACATTGGCGGCCGTCACCTTGTAGCGGTCGTCCATGTCGGGCCTTGCGTTCATCATGCCCAACAAGAAGACGATGCAGCAGCCAGCGTGAGCAACGTGTGGCAGGCCGCTTTCGGGGTCCAGGTCTTCGCCGTCGGCGAATGCGTACAGGTGGCGCATTGCCGCGTCCAGCAGGCGAGAATACGCGATGCCGCCGCGCCAGTTGTGCGCCGCGTATTTCTGCGCGCCGAACCCCAGCACGCTGGCGATTTGCTCCAGCGCGTGACGGTCGATAAGCGACATCGGCGCCTTACCTTGGTCATGCTTCAAACCAGTCGATTGGTTCATGATTCCGTGTTGTCGTTAGCCGCCAGGAACTGCGGGTTCGCATTTTCCCAGGCGACGAGTTGGTCAATGGGGTACAGCACTTTCGCGCCGCGCTTGATGTATGGCGGGCCTTTACGTTGCGCCCGCCAGTTCGCAAGTGTGCCGACCTTGTGCGTGTGGTCCCAGCGCTCGGCCAGGGCTTTCGGGGTCAGCATCTTTACGGGCTGTGTCATTGTTCCGTGTCCATCCTTACGCGGCTTGGCCGCCCACTTCTGCGTTGAGGTCTTCCAAGCCGGCGGCTTCCGGCGTCGTGCGCTGGGCATCGAATGCGGACGCCGACTTCTTTAGCGTCTCCAGGCCGGTTTCGCCGATGGCTTTCTTGATGGCCTTCGGCAGCTTTCCCCATGCGGCGGACAGCGCATCCATGCCCTGCTCGCAAACGACGTTCAGGTTGCTGCGCGCGCGCTCCACTTCGGGGTCCAGCTGCTTCGCGCCGTCGACCCAGGCACGCAGGGCCGCGCCGTCCGCTGCCGTGATGTAGCCTTCCTGGCGGCCCAAGATCGGCATCAGTTCGTCCGGCACCTTCAGGATTTGCTGCGACCGGCCGCCGTTCCACATCATCAGGGACGCGGTCAATTCAAATGTGAAGTTCTTTTCGCAGATCGGCTGGACCCCGATGCTTTCGATTTTGAGCTTGCCGCCGTCCATGGCCTGCTTCGTTTTCTCACGCGCCCGCAGGCACACGATGATGTGCATCGGCGACTGCAACAGCACGTTCATGAACCGTTTGTGTTCGGCCTTCGCGCGGTTCCAGGCAGGGTTGCGCGGCGGCTTGCCGTCGTGGCCTGGCGCGTTCGCGATGTCTTCGCAGCCGCCGATGCCTTCCCATTCGTGCGAACCGCTGTCGATGACCAGCACTTCCACGCCCGCCTTTTCGAACGCCTGGATGGCGTCGATGTAGCGCTGGGGGCTGAACGGCGCCACCAGGTCGCCAATCAGGAAGCGGTCGACTTCGCCGGTATCCGGCTTTACCAGGCAATCGGAATACAGGCGCCCGCGCTTGTTCTCCGTGCAGATGAACCCGATCTTTTTGGCGTCATAGTTCGCTAGGCCGTGTGCGATTTCCAGTGCAGTGCGGGTCTTGCCGCCGCCGGAAATACCCACCAGGCCGATGACCAGTCGCGCGCCTTCGCGCTGGGCTTCTTCGATTTGAAAGATACTCATGTGCTTAGAGATTCCGTTTGCTTGTTAAAGCCGGCAGCAGAGCCGGCCAAAAGAACGCGACGATAAACACTGTCGCGAAAACCATTTCACTGTCGCCAAACACTATCGTGTGCATCAGTCGTACCATCGGCCACCGTGCTGCGAACAGCAGCAAGAGGCCGAGGACGCCGGCGACGTACACCAGCCCGTAGAACCCCGTCATGCCGTCAGCAAGTGCGCATGCTTCGCCAGGTGCCAAGCCGGCAGGCTGATCGGCGTAATCTTGTCGCCGTAGCACGGCCAGATGTTCGACTTCGCGCACTGTGCGTACACGGCCAGGTCTTCCTGGTATTTCGCGCGGCCGATGGCGCGGCCCGCTTCGTCCAGCTGGTACACGCCCACGCCCAGCGCCTGCCCGTCGACCACGCGCGCGGATTTCTCCACGGCCAGGAATACGAAAGCACGCAGCGGCTTGCCAGTCGCGGCCAGAACGCCGTCCGTGTAGAACGCGTCCTGCGTGTCGTAGGACCAGTTCGCAATGGATTTCGCGAACCCTTCAGGGCTGGCGTCTTCGGTCGTCTTCAGGTCCACGATGATGTTGTCTTCGCGCCAGAAGTCGGGACGGCAGCGGCACAGAACGCCGGTTTTTTCATCGATCCAATACACGGACTGTTCGGCCTTGCCCGGCTTGCCAGTTAGCAGCGCGCGCGCCATCGGATGCGCCATCACGGCGTCGCGCATCGACATCAGCTGGTCCCATTCTTCCGGCTCCAGCACGGTGCGATGACCGTTGTTTTTCATCCACTCTGCTTTGATGTCGGCCCACAGCGTGACGGCCACGCCGTTGTCGCGCAGGGTTTGGGTTAGTTGCGGAATGGTGCCGGTCGTGGGCAGCAGGCCAGGGCGAACGGTGTTCAAGTTTTCGATTTCGATTTTCAGCTGCGCACCACTCTGTTTTTCCAGGTCCGCGCGCACCTCACCGACACGGTATTCCGATGGCAGCGCGTCGATGATCCTTTGCACCAGGTCCGCCTTCGTTCCCGTAGTGGCGATCTTCGGCAGGCGCCCTTCGTTCAGCTTCGCGACCATCGCGCGCAGCTGTTCGCTGCTGTCGACGGCGTCAGGGAAATCGGATTGACGCAGGCCCAGGCAGTAGTCGCGATAAAAACTTTCCGGCTCCAACAGCAGCGCATGAAACGCCGTGCCAGTCGCCTGCGCGGCAGTGGGCTCGTTATCGTTCGCGGCCAGCTGGCGCGCGCGGAAGTGCAGCGGGCTTTTGCGAATGATCGCAAGGCCGGAATTACTGACACCAGGGCCGCCGTGGTATTCGGCGTTCGAGATGTCGGCATAGACGCCGGGAGTCATATCGAACCTTTCAGGATGGAAAGTTTCATTTTAGCAGAGAAGTGATTCCACGTGACAACAACGAACAGCAAATGATGGTCCGTGAACACATCGCATTGCTGCCGCTGTCATCACTCTGCGCGATTTTTAATCGGCACTATTAACTTCGCGCAACGGCCTACGTGTCCAATTTGGACAGGTCGCGCATGGCTCTGTTGATATGTCGCAAATGTGCCGCACGGACATCAAATGCCTTCTTCGCCATCACGTGGTCGTCGAAGTTCAGCAGCCACCGTTTTTTTTCATCCTGCGTCATGAATCCCTGTTCCAGCAACAGGGCCAAGCGCCGAACCACCGTGGGACGCGGCAGCCCGAGATAGCTGGATATCTTGCTGGCCGTCATGGGCTTGCCCTGCTGCTGTCCGATGAACGCGGCGGACAACATCAAAACATCCCCGCAGCACAGATCAAACACGTCGTCGATGGAGACAGTGATTGCTGTTGTCCTTACGAGTTCGATCAACAGTCGGCACAAGATTGCGGCTTGCGCAAATCGCTTTTCGCGGTCATCCATCGGGCAGCCACTCCACGGACATCAACGCAGTGGCCGTACGCGTCCACCTTGCCGCCGGACCATACGACATTGGTATAATTGGCTCTTGGCAACTTACGTTCCCCCATGAAAATCCAGCTTCGTGACGACCAGGCCGACTTAGTCCAGCGCACGCGCGCGGCCTTGAAGCGGCATCGCCGAGTTCTGCTGCAATCTCCGACAGGTAGCGGAAAGACTGTAATGGCGTCGTACATCGCGGGGCAGTCTGCCGAGCGTGGCGCAGACACCTGGTTCATATGTCACCGTGTTGAATTGTTGGACGGCACCAGCAAGACGTTCTCAAAGTTTGGGATTCCGCACGCGTTTATCGCGGCCGGCATGCCGATGTGTTTGAACGTTTCCGTACAAATATGCAGCATCGACACGCTGAAGGGACGACTTGCCAAGCTACGTGCCCCTCGTATTGCGATCATTGATGAGTGCCACCACGGTGGCGCAGCTGGATGGGCAGCAGTCATCGACTGGCTAACCGCCAATGGAACGCTGGTAATCGGCCTGTCGGCCACGCCCTGGCGCCTGGATGGCGGCGGCCTGGACAAGCATTTTGATGAACTCATACCAGGTCCGACGCCGGCCTGGCTGATGTCCCAGGGCTTCCTGTCGAATTATAAAATGTGGGTTCCGAACGGCGGCATGGACGTGTCCGGCGTGGGCAAACGCATGGGCGAATTCATCGCGTCCGAGGTCGAAGAGAAGACCGACAAGCCGAAACTTCTGGGCGACAGCATCGCGCACTATCGCAAGCATGGCGACGGCTTACTGGGAATCGGGTTCGCGCCGTCCCTCGCATTCAGCCAGTACATGGCCGACCAGTTCAACGCCGCCGGCATCCCGTCTGCCCACCTGGACGGCAACACGGACAAGGGCGAGCGCAAACGCATCATCGAAGCGTTTGCAGATCGGCGCATCCTGTTCCTGTGGAACAAGGGGCTGTTCGCCGAAGGGTTCGACGTGGCGTCCATCGCACAGCGTGACGTGCAGATCAAAGTCGTAAGCGATTGCGCGCCGTCCGCATCGTTGTCCCAGGTGTTGCAGCGCTGGGGTCGCGCACTACGACCAGGCGAAGATGGCATCTTGCTGGACCACGCCGGCAATTCGAACCGCCACGGCTTCCCTGATGACGAACGCGACTGGTCTGAATACTGGACCGGCCGCACGAAGAAGAAAGCCGCAAACGACAACGCCCCGCCGCCGCCGATGACGTGTGAACAGTGTTTCATGCAGGTACGCCGGCCGCTGCCGCCGTGCTGCCCTGGCTGCGGCAAGCGCCTACAGGCCGAACACAAGCCGCTGGAAATCGCTGACGGCGAACTGAAGGAAGCCACGGACGACGACAAGCGCGCGACCAGGGCGCGACTGATCGCGGAACAAGCGGCATGCCGTGACCTTGGATCGCTGGCCGACCTGGGTCGCAAGCGCGGTTACAAAAACCCGATGGGCTGGGCGAGCAAAGTAATGGGCGGGCGTGTTGGCAAATAAGTTCAACGTATGCTTGCGGAAATACTTGGCCGGGATTAGAATTGCTTTATTGCAGCAAACGAACCGGACGTTTTTCCGGTTAATAATTCTAGGGAGCATATGAAAATCATTTTCCAACTCGCGCAGGGAATGTTGGCTGGCGCCGTCATGGTCTGCCCTGCCCTGCTGGTCGCGCTGCATCAAGCTAGGGCCTTCAAATGATCGCGGCCGTTCTGCTGGTCGTCGCGTTCCTGGTCATCGCTTTCAAGATCGAAGACAAGATCGCCGAAATCGACCAGGGCTAGGCATGCGATACCACGTCCGCTGCCGCAAATGCGAAGCGCGCCGCGTATTGAAAATGAAGCCGGATGAATATTATCGGCTTCCCAAATGCGAAAACTGTGGCGCGCAGAATTATCGCATTGACCGCTGGATGAACTCGCGAGACACCGCAACATCAAAGTGCGACTGCGCCGGTTACGTCGTGATGACGCACCGGGCGCCGTGGCCGCACAGGATCGGCAGCCCGTACTGCTGGTTCCGCAAAGATGGCAGCCAGCGCATGCCTGGCGATGCCGATTTCAAAGACTATCAACTGGAGCAAGAGCAATGGCACCAAACAAACCTACCTATCGCGGCCTGATCGACGCGAAACTTATTAAGCGCACCGACAACGGCATGTCGGCCAAGCCGGTGGCAATCCGCATCCGCGAAGGCTTCAACCTGCGTGACGTCACGGCGGACGACTACCGCGCCGACATCGATGCCCTGAAGGCGCACATCAAACGCGGCGGCAAGGTTCCGGCGCTGGAAGTTGTGCTGGCCGAAGACGGATTCCAGGGCGTGGACGTGGTCGACGGTCATCGCCGATTGACTGCGTACCTGGAACTGATCGCGGAAGGCGACCCGATCGAATACATCCGCGTCGAACCGTTTGTCGGCAACATGCTGGACCAGGTCACGCGCGTGATGACCAGCCAGGAAGGCCGCAAGCTGGCGCCGCTGGAAATCGCGGCCGGATATGCGCGCCTGACCGCGTTTAACCTGACGCCGGACGACATCGCGCGCCGTGTCGGCAAGACCCGCCAGCACGTCGACCAGCTGCTGATCCTGGCGAGCGCGCCGCATGGAATCCAAACGATGATTAAGAACGGCACTGTGTCGGCGTCGCAGGCTATCATTGAAATCCGCCAGATCGGCGGCCGTGCTGCGGAGGCGAAACTGATGGCCGCGACGGCGACGACCGGCGGGCGCAAGGTTACGGCGAAGGCGCTGAAGCCGTGGACGCCGCCGGCGAAGGTCGTTGCGCCGGTCGTGACCGCGCTTGAATCGTTCCTGGAAAGCGTGCCGATGGGCGAACGTGTGCTGATCGAGAACGCAGACGCGCAGCCGGAAGGGACCGTTACTGTGAACGCGAAGGAGTTGCGCGACTTGTTCAATGCGTTCGGGGCAATCAACGACGCACGCCTGGCGGCAGAACAAAAGGCGCGCGAGAAGGCGAACCAGGCGGCCCAGGGTGAACTGGCTGGAACGGATGGTGCGTGATGGACGGTGCACTGAAGACGCCGAGCAGCCTGCCGGCGGACAAGGCGACGATGCGTGACGAATTCGCGAAGGCGGCCCTGACGGGCATTATCGCATGTGTTCGCGACCACAACGGCGCCACGACCGTCGAGACGCGCGCGGCTAAGGCATACGAATATGCAGACGCGATGATGGCGGCGAGGATGGCGCGATGAGGAAGAAACGACGCAAGGAATTCAGCCGGTATCGGCTCCATGTCCTGACCCTGGCGCGCAAGATGGCGTGGACTGGCCGCGCCAGCACGCCGGGGCGCCTGGTTCACTGGTATTACGGCTGCTGCTAACGCCCGACCGGAAATCCCACCACATGCCAGCCCAGGCCCATCCGTCGCACGATGGGCCTTTCTTCTTATGGGGCCGTCATGTCGGAGCACGCGATACAAAACGCCGGGCGCAACGCCCTGGCACAGCCGGGCATCTTCAACACGCGCGCGAACGTAGGCCGCGCATGGACTGGCGACGCGCAGAAACTTCCCGATGGCCGCGTGCTTATCACGAACCCGCGCCCGTTCGACACCGGCCTGCCTGCCGGCTTCCCTGACACGTTCGGCGTCACCGCCGTGACCATCACGCCCGACATGGTCGGCCAGGTCGTCGGCGTGGCTCACTTCATTGAATACAAAACGCCCACCGGCCGTGTGTCGCCAATCCAACAGCGGTTCATTCAGGCCATGCGCGCCCTGGGCGCACGCGCTGGCATCGCGAGGTCTGCTGACGACGCCGTGGCAATCGCAAAGGGGCGCGCGCCATGAACGTCGGCAAATTCACGGCGCAGCGCGAACGCATCGCCTGGATGCCAGGCCGCAGCAACGCCTGGCGCAAACGCGCGCTTGCCATGCTGGTGCGCAGGTCCGGCGCCACGGAAAGACACGCGGATGGCGGCAAACTCGTTTCATGGCAGCTGCCGAGCGGACGCATCGTGTGCGTGAAAAAACGATACTCGACTGAATTCAAGGCGGCCGAAGCGATGGGCGAAATGCACCGCGAGCACGACAACCGACGAAAGCCGATTCGTGCATACGCCTGCTATCACTGCCTGGGATGGCATCTTACGTCCCAAACCGTGACGCGTCGTGAAGAAAACACAGAATAAAATATATATACGCGCGCAAATCCTGTGCGGTATAATTCAGTTTCCAGCAACCAATAATATCAACACAAAATGTCCAATCGAAACGACAACTTGCGCGCGATCATGAAAGAGCACCACTTGAAAGTGAAGGATGTCGCCGCGCTGCTGGGCCGTGAGGAAATCACCGTGCGCATTTGGCTGTGCGAAGGTGCGAGGACGACGCGCGAGATTCCGGCTGAACAGCTGGAACGCCTGGAACTGAAACTGGCCGCGAAGCAGAAGTAATGGCGGCGCCCGCACCAACTTACCGCGATTTGACGCGCGAAGAAATTCGCGACGCGCTGTCGTATTTGAATGCGAGCGACCGGGACGAATGGGTTTTCGCTGCGTTCGCCATCGCGCACGAACTCGGGCCGGATGGCTTCGACCTGTGGCACGACTGGTCGAGAAATGGCGACGGCTACAACGAAAGCGACGCGCGCGCGACGTGGCGTTCCGCGAAGCCGGGCGGCAACGTCAAGGGCACCATCACCATCGGCAGCCTGATTGCGAAGGCGCAAGTGTTCGGGTTCAAGCTGAAGACCGACGAACGTACGCCCGTCAGCCAGGATGAAATCGACCGCCGCCAGCGCGAGCGCGACGAACGCGAAGCCGCAGCGAAGGCGGAAGAAGAACGGCGCCGCGCCAATGCAGCGAAGCAGGCCCAGGCTATCTGGGATGGCGCCGAGGAATGCGAGGGCGATGACCATGCGTACCTGGTGCGCAAGGGCGTGCTGTCGTTCGGCCTGCGGGTCGGCGAGTATCGCGGCATCCGCAATTCGCTGCTGATCCCGTGTCGGCTGATCGACGGCACCATGTCGACCATCCAGGCCATCTTCGAACACGCTTCGCCGATGATGCAGGGCCGTGACCGCGACTACCTGCCAGGCGGTCGCAAGCAGGGCGCGTTCTACATGATCGGTGACAAGCCGCACGGGCCTACGCCGGTCATCCTGGTGGGCAGCGGCTATGCGACCTGCGCCAGTGCGCACATGGCGACCGGCTACCCTGCCGCCGTGGCGTTCGATGACGGCAACATGCGCGCGGTCGCAGTGGCCCTGCGCAACGCGCACCCACACGCGGTCATCGTCATTCTTGCGGATGACGACAGGTGGCATGAAGACCCGGCAAAGCCAAACAGCGGACGCGTGAACGGCGGCCAGGCTGCGCAGGCGGCGGCGGCAATGCTCGCCGTTCCGACGTTCGCCGACTTCACGACCAGGCCGACAGACTTCAACGACCTCCATCAGTTGCAAGGACTGGATGCGGTACGCGACCAGATCGAAGCAGCCCTGCCACGCAAGGCTGCGAACGACAACGCCCCGCGCATCCCGATTGATGCGCCGATCAATCCGGGCCTGTATCCGCACGTATCCAGCAAGGGCCAGCCGCAGAACACGGTTGAGAACCTGAAGCACATGCTGGACCAGTACGGCATCACAGCGCGCTACAACCAGACACGCAAGGCGGTCGAAATTCGGATTCCTAGCCGCGCCTACACCATCGACAACGAGGCGAACGCCGCGCTGGCAGAACTGACCAGCCTGGCGAACCGCAACCAGATGCCGGCTTCGAACTTGGATTCATACGTCAAGCTGCTGGCGGACAATGACGCGTACAACCCGGTATGCGACTGGATCAAGTCGAAGCCATGGGACGGAGTCGAACGCATCCAGGCGCTGCTCGACACGGTGCGCACGCACGGCGACGCGGCGCTGAAGGACAGACTGATGTACCGCTGGCTGATTTCAGCGGTTGCGTCCGTGTTCAAGCCGTTCGGATTCAAGTCGCACGGCTGCCTGGTCTTCACTGGCGCCCAGGGCACCGGCAAGACGACCTGGTTTGAACGCCTGGTTCCGGCCGAACTCGGCCTGGTCCTGACCGGCGCGACGCTCGACCCCGCAGACAAGGACAGCGTGATTACGGTCGTCTCGCACTGGATTGTCGAACTCGGCGAACTAGGCGCGACATTCCGTAAGGCCGACATCGACCGCTTGAAGGGCTACATCACGAAGCCGACCGACCGCATGCGCCGGCCCTATGACCGCCTGGAAAGCGAGTACCAGCGTCGCACGGTTTTCGGCGCGTCCGTCAACGATCTTCAGTATCTGGTGGACGACACGGGCAACCGCCGCTGGTGGACCGTCAACGTGGCGAGTATCGATTACATGCACGACCTGGACATGCAGCAGGTCTGGGCCGAACTGCTGACGCATTATGAGCGCGGCGAACAGTGGCACCTGACGCCGGAAGAAAACGCCGCCCTAGGCCAGCTGAACATCGAGCACGAAGTAACGAACCCGATTGAGGAACTGATTCAGGCCAAATTCCAATGGGACGCGCCGCGCCACACGAACATGACCAGCACCGAAGTGCTGATCGCAATCGGATACGACAAGCCAAACAATAAGCAGGCGAAGGACGCGGGCGTGGTCCTGCGTAAGCTGGCAGGCGACCCGAAGAAGTCGAACGGTCGCAGCGTGTTCGGGATGCCGCCGCGTGTTCGCGGGGCCAGCGATGATGACCTGAGGCCGTTCTAAATGGACACCAACAGCGAAGAATACCGGCACCTGTGTGAAGCGCGCACTGTCCTGCGGATGCCGCTTCACCAGCGTAAAAAGTTCCTGATTGCAGTCGAGGAAAGGCGGAAGAAACCCGAACGCGTGCGCCTGGAAAACACCATGCGCGCGATCTGGGTTCAGCAGCAGGCGGACCAGCTGGCCGTCATGGTCAGCGATGACGAGAGGCGGCGCCGGCTTGATCGTATCGAGCAGGCAAGCGGCCCGACAATGCGGAAGGACGTAGAAAAGGCGATGAACAAAACCATGGGAGCAACATGACACTGGAAGACATTATAAAACGTGCGGACCAGCAGATTCGCGAGCGCGAGGAATGGCAGCAGCAGCGGCCCAACGGCGACAGGCGTTCAGGCAATGACAGGCGGGCGACCGTGCGGGACACGCCTGACCGTCGATGTGGCGAAGACAGGCGCGCGTCGCGCAGGAAATAATTTCAAGTAAATGTATGCGCAGGTAAATAGTTTGTAGTATTATTCGTTCATGGGCGGCGCACTGGGCGCGGCGAGAACTGGAGAAGAACATGAGCCAAATCAAAATTCAGGAATTCATCGTCAGCGAAATCAAGGTGAACCATCTTGCTGGGCTGAAGAAAGGCCAAACCATAGCAGCGCGCGACGAGCGCAGCAAATTCAAGTGGGCCGCCTTCCTGTGCGAACGCGGCTACAGCGCCACCGAGGCCGCGACCATCGTAGCGGACGCTCACGACATGGCGATTCTCGAACTCACCTGCGAATCCGAGGCCGCCTAACACCTACCCCGCGCCCGCTTCGGTGGGCGCATAACGAAAGGATTTATGAATACACCGAAACTACCGCTTCGCGTTCAGCGAACGCCGCTTGGCGAGATGCTAATCATTGATGCAGATAGCGATATCATCGCGAGGCCAGCTGAATATGGCGAACAGTCTGAACGCCCGAATGGCCAACAGGAAAACGCTGAATTCATCGTCACGGCGTGCAACGAACACGAGACGTTGAGGGCCGACAACCAGCGCTTGAACACGGCGCTGGCAAGCATCCGCGCGACGCTGGAAACCGTTTCCCTGGACCTGGACGACGCTGCCAGCACGGAAGCCCTGCTGGTGCATGCGCTGCTACTGCAACGGGCCGACCACTTGAAGGTGAAGCACGACACCGACCAGTGCGCGACGTGCAGGGCGACCGACAAGGCGCTGTCGGCGGCGGGCGTGACGGAATGAGTGTATGGCTGACCGCTGCGCAAGTGGCGGTTTTAATTGTGGCTGCGCGGATGTTGCATGCGTGGCTGGTGAAGTGATTTTTATAACGAGAGGGATTTATGAAAGAGATTGCAACGTGGCGTGAGCGCGCCGGCCTGCCTGAGAATTATCCGCTGCACATGGCGACGCATGTGGAACTGGCGATGCAGGGCGAAATTCAGGATTTGCGGGCGGCGATCAGTCCCGCGCCGGGGTGCCATGCGCCGGCCGAACTGTGCATTAGCGTGAGCAACAACGATGAGGGCGTGTACGTCAACATCATGCAACGGCACCAGGACGGTAGCAGTACCGTGCTTCACTCGGCCAAGTGCCCAAGGGGCGACAGCTTCGGGCTCTTCACCACCTCCGCTGTCTCGCCTTCCGACGCGACGGGGAAAGCTGAGACGTGTGTCGAGTGCAGCGATACGGCTTGCGGAGGTTGCATTTCTGGCGAAGGCCCATGTATGCACGATGCCAGCAACCCCTACGCGGCACCAAGCTGGTGCCCTGATGACGGGCCCGGGGACGACGAACCGAAGCAAGACGCCGGCAGCCAGGTGTATCCGGATTCATCGCTGCCGTCGATGACGATGGACCAGCACATGGACGCGGAACAACAGGATTTCGCACAGGTGGCTGCGCTGGGACAGGCACAGCTGATGGCGGCGACGGACCCGCAACAGCGCATGGCGGACATCATGCAGCGCATGGGCGAGCCGGCCCCGGATGGGTATGTCGACCAGGATGCGGGGAGCGATGCGCAAAGGGCACCCGTTAGTGCACCCGAGCCCGTCGGGCAGCAGGGCGGGAAAGCTGTCGCTGCCGACGCAGGAGGTCTGCCCCCGCTGCCCGCGCGACCAAAATCCATGATGGGCCAAACCTTGGGCTACAGCGAAAGTGACATGCGCGAGTATGCCCAGCTGGCAATCGAGTTCGCGGCCCGCTGCAAGACCTGCGACGGAACTGGCGACGTGCACCGCGCTGACGGCGAATGGCTGGGCGAGTGCACGGCCTGTGACGCCAACAGAACACCCGCTGCGGACGCAGGAGGTCTGTCTGCCACCGGCCACTGGTACGCGCAAGAATTCCTGAATTGGAACCGCAGCCAGAAGAATCCCCCTGTCGCCATCGGCAAGGAATTGGGCGTGGCGCGCAAGGTCATGGAGTTCGCCGAGCAACACAGAGCACCCGCTGTGGGCGCAGCTGGTCAAGGCGGTGCAGCATGAGACCGTTCGTAGTTGAAATGACCATCCGCTCGGTCGTCATGGCCGACGACAGCGACCACGCATTTATCGTGGCACGCGAAAAGTTCCGCGACATCGCCCGCGATGAAAGGCCGGACGTTTTCGTGGATGAGGAAGTGCGCAGCGAAGACGACCTACCGGACGGCTGGGACTTGGGCTGCCTGCCCTACGGCGGCGACGGGAACACCCGGCTGGCAGACATCATCGGCGACAGAGCAGCCGCCCAGGAGGCGGAATGACTGCGCCGAAAACCTGGGGCCTTTTCTCCGCTGACGGGCAGCTGGTCGCGACCGGCGACGACTGGCGCAACTGGAATTGCCAGCGGAAGGAATATGAGCCGAAAGGGTACGAACACACGATAACCGGCGAATGGGTCGATGAAGGCTTCGCCGCCCTGCCGTGCCCGTTTGAAGCTGTCGCCACGAAGCTGGATCGGTGCAGCCGCTGCGGCATGGAATTCCGCTACCCGTAACCACAACAGACCTGCTGCCGGATAGGCGGCTATTCAGCCATGCCCCGCGTTTTCGGAATCCCAGGGATTCCGGCAGCGCATACCAGCTTAACTGGAAATGAAATATCGTGACCCTGAGTCAGTAACGGGCGGGGTCGCGATGATAATCAAGGTGCGCGTATATGAGGACGGCAAGGTGCATGAAATCGAGTTGACGGAAGGCGACCTGCTGGACGCGGCGGCAGAGAAGTTCAAAGCAATGCGAAGTAAAGCCGAAGAAGACATCGACGGCGTTGAAATAGATTGCATACTTGTTTGACTGGAAACCCGCTTCGGCGGGTTTTTTCATGGTAAAATTTCCGCCCTTCCCTTTCTTTTAGGACATTTCAACACATGAGTACCGATTACACTGCACAAGTTACCCAGGCACACCAGGGCGTCCTGCGCCGCGCGCCGACTACCGCCGAACTGGTCGCCTACAATTCGGCGATCAACAACGGTTCGTACACCGTTGCCAGCATGATCCAGAACCTGATCGCCAGCGCGGAAAACCAGAACTACGTGCGTCCCATCATCCGCCTGTACCAGGCCATCTTCAATCGCAAGCCGGACAGCGACGGCCTGACGTTCTGGGTCAGCGACTACAAGTCGCGGTGCGCAGCGAACGGAGGCCCGTCCAAAGCCAACTTGACCGCCGAGGCCGGCAGTTGGTTCGGCGCACCGGAATACACGAACGCCTACCCGGCTTCGATGACCACCACGCAGTACGTCACCGCCGTGTACAACAACGTGTTCCGCCGCGCGCCGGACCAGGCCGGCCTGGATTTCTGGGTCAACCAGATCGACAGCGGCGCCGCCACTCGCCAGTCGTTCATCGTCGAGTGCAGCGAGTCGGACGAGTTCAAGGCCAACACGAACGGCCCCATCGACACGTTCCAGACCGGCGCCGGCAATGGCGACACCAGCGTGTATTCGGGTTCGCTGATCTGATCGGCCCGACCCCGTGAACAACCCCGCTTCGGCGGGGTTTTTTGTTGTCTGCGCGGGCAGCAGGGTAGCGACCGGCGCGGGTAGCGGACGGCTGCCACCCTGTCCACCAGGGCGAAGGGTGCCACGCGGCGCATCCGCAACCACAACCTCCTACCCTCCTACCCTGCTGCTACCCTGTGTTGCCACCCTTCGTAAGTTGTTGATTTGATGGGCATAAATAGCATTAGGGTAGGTAAGGGTAGGAAGAATATATAAAAATAGGATTACGTATAGTACAAAACGGAGTGCGCGTAGAATATATAGGAAGTTGCTCCCCTTCCCTCCCTGCTACCCTGCCTCCCTACAACAATAACGCATAGCCGTTTCCATCAGGATATATTACAATGCAGCATCACTTATTGGATGCCTGCAAATGTCTCTACCTGCGACAGCGCAAGAAATAGCCGACGTTATTGGACGTGAACAGACGTTATATTTAATCGGCCAGCTGCCACGGGCATACAAAGCCGCAGGCGAATACAGGAACGGCAGCAAGGTCGTCATGTACGTGCCGAAGGTGTTGCACCCGACCGACAAGCTTGTGCGAATTCTTGGATGGCAGGACGCCATGAAACTGGTTCGCGAATTCAGCGGCATGCTGATCGAGCCGGCGAACTGCGCGCACATTTACCGGCCCTTTCGTGACGTGCACATTCGCCGATTGGTCGATGATGGTGTGCCGCGTGTGATGGTCGCGGAATGGTTCGGCATCACGGAACGGATGGTGCGCACGATCCTGTCGGAAATCCCACCACAGGACCGCAGGGCCGCAAACGACAACAATCAGCCGATCAAACATGACCGGCGCAAGGCCCAATGCAAAACGAAACCATAGAAGCAACACTGGCCGCCGTCGGCCAGAAGACGACCATTGCAGGAGCCAGCACGACTGGGTTTGCATGGTTGCTGTCAAATGAAGGACTGGGATTTCTGGGCCTTGTCGTGGCCGTCCTGGGCCTGCTGATGAACCTGTATTTCAAGCGCAAGGAAGACAAGCGGCAGCAGTCGCTGTTCGAAGCGGAAATGCAGAAACTGAAAGACGGCAATGGTGGATCGTAAGCCATTGTTTGCGGTTGTCGGAACGGTTGCAGCGGCTGCGCTGCTGTACATCACACCATCGTTCGAAGGCACGAAACTGCGCACGTATCGCGATCTGGGCGGCGTGCTGACCTATTGCACGGGCGCTACGGAAAATGCGCAGTGGGGCAAGACGTACACGCCGGAACAGTGCAAGGCGCAGCTGGATCGCGACCTGGCACGGCATGCTGAAGGCGTGGCGCGATGTGTGGACATGACGAAGCTGACCGATGGGCAGCGCGTGGCGTTCGTCGATGTGGCCTACAACATCGGCGTCGGCGCGTTTTGTGGCAGTAGCATGGCGCGCAAGGCGAATGCGAATGACATGGCCGGCGCGTGTGCAGCGCTGTCGGCATGGGACAAAGTTAATGGGCGGCCTGTTGCAGGGCTGACGAAACGGCGCGCTGTTGAGCGCGAATTTTGTGAGGGGAAAAGGAAGGTATGAGTGCAGCAGAAATGAAGCCGTGCCCGTTCTGCGGCGGCGAACCCGTTCTGGATGGCCGGTCCGAAGACGTGCGGGTTCGATGCGAGGGCTGCGACGCCCACGCGGCCACACATTGGTTCGGCGATGACTTGGATGCAGTCGATGCGGCCGAGGCGGCTGCAATCAGCGCATGGAACGCCCGCGCATGAACCCGACCATCCTCAAGTATGCAGCCGTCGTCATCGCCATCACGGCGGCGGCGTATGGCTGCTATCACCATGGGGTCAGCACGACCACGGCACGGTATGAAGCGGTCATCGCCAAAGCGAACGCTGCGCACGCCAAAGACCTGGCGGACAAGCTGGCCGCAGCACGCGCCGAAGAACAGTCGAAGGCAGCAGACATGCACGCCATCGACACACAGACCATTCAGGACAAACAGAATGAAATCGATTCACGCGACAGCACTATCGCTGACCTGCGCGCTGGCAGTCTCAGGCTGCGCGACCACTTCACCTGTTCAGCTGGAAGCGACAAACGTTTGCCCGACGTTGCCGCCACCGCCGGCAAGCGTGATGCAGCCCGTCAAGGCGGACTTCAGCAAGCGGATGCAGAATTTCTTGTTCGACTCGCCAGCGACGCCGACCAAGTAGCAAGGCAGCTGCAAGCGTGCCAGGCTGTGGTGCGCAGTGATCGGGGGCATAAATGACCCGTGTCGGCAAGTACTGCATCATGTGGCAGCGGGGCCGCGTTCATGGCGGGATTGGCTGGTGGAAGAACAGCGCGAAGCTGTTCGCATTCGGCAGAGATTACCGCGTCGACAGCATCACGCTGGGCGTGCGAATCGGTCCGTTCTGGCTGTGTGTAGAACGATGACCTGCCCGATGAACATGCTACTGGTGGGCATCGTGGTAGTGCTGGCCGTGGCATATGTCGCGGCCATCGTGCTGTGCATCCTGGCGCGTAGGCAGTACGTGAAACGAATTCATGGGATGCGCAGGCCATGAGTGGCATCAAGAAAGGGCGCACTGTGCCGGACGCGCATGTGGCGGACATGCGCTACCTGAGTGAGGTCGAGCGCAAGACGCATGTGCAGATCGTGCAGAAGTACAGCCAGTACAGCGAATACTACGTGCGGCACGTACTGGACTATGTGGTGCGGGCTGATGTGAAGCCTGCGCCTGACGATGTGAATTGAATTCAAATCAGACGAAGGAATGACATGACGAACGATGAACACGCAACGCTGGGCCGCTGGATGCGCCGCGCACTGATTGCTGAACATGCGCTGCACAAGGCTGGCCTGCGCGACCACACGCCAGCCGACGTGTACACCGATGATGGGTGGTTGCTGATCACCATGACGCACAAGGATGGCAGCCCTGTCCACGTCGATCATCTGCAGGCGGCACAGGTGCGACTGGCCGCCGTCAAGGCCCAGGGGTGATGGCGTTGCAGGCATGCCACGGAAGTGTGGCGGGCGTGCAACAAAGTGGCCGTTTGAATCAATTTCACGGGTCCTTCCTGCGCCCCTGCCCCCTGCGGGGCGCAACCCCCCGCAGGCTTCTATATC